TCTCACCAATGCTGCGGAGCTTAATCTTCTTTAGATTCATCCAATTAAGAATAGCATCCACAGGAGGCTTAGCTGCGCTGGCTGCGAAGCGTGTATCTATTCCTTTGTAGTTACTCTCCTTACCTTGCCTTCCGTATTCCACCCACTTAGCATAGTCTGCTGATGAGTTGAATGAGATAGATGGAGTAGTACCGGTTACATCCATGTCATAATATAGCGAAGCTGCAAGGGTGCCTGTTGTGTTAGCTCTGCGCTTCTTTCCGTATCTTGTTTGCTGTATTCTAATGTTAGAGCGTGCACGATCAGTAACGGTCTCACCGAAATCTAAAAGCACATCGTATAGCGCTCCCTGTTCAAATAGCTCAGCAAGTATGCTCATTCTTTATCAGCCTCTTCTTTTATCTTGTTGAAGAATTGGATTAGTGGTAAGCCAAATTTGACAGGCATCTCTTGAATGAAAGCATCTAACTGCTTCAAGTGTTCCTCTGTTAAGTTCATTGTTAGAAAGATAAAATTGTAACTCCTATTGCGTTTGCAACGCATTGTTCTACCCACGCATTATCTTCACCCCACGCTGCGAACTCTTGCTCGGTTAGCGTGTAGTTACCATTTGATAAAACCTTTGAAGGCACTTCCTCAGTTGCTTCAGATTTCAATTCGTAATAAGTAGTGCAAGTTGTTGCAGATGTTTCGAAGTTGAGAATGAGAACACTCATCTCTGTTGCTGTTCCTGCGTTTAAAGGAAAGACTATTGGTTGTATTTTAGCCATTGTAATTATATTAAAGTGAATGTTTTTGTTACTGCTCCTACTCTCATTTTTAAATTTGTTCCATCGTACCAAATATCCCCATCATTTGGAGTTGTTGGCGCAGTACCTGAACGGATTCGTAGTGATGCTCTTGTTGTTGATGAACCATTAATATCAACTTGCGCAGTTGCTGTATCCGCTGCTCCAAATCTAAAGTAATCGGTATTTAAATAAGAATTACCATTAGTTCTCGTTCTGTGAATATAGAATATATTCCTTCCGCTATAAACTGCAAAATATTCCGTTTCAACTCCAACAAGCCAAGAATTATAGCCAGTAGGTGCATAAGTATTGTAAACTGAAATTCCTGTATTAGCAAAAGTGGTATTGTACGAACCTGTTGCATTCACCCTCGCCGTTCCATTCACATCGAGCTTGTACCCTGCGTCTGTTGTTGTGCCGATGAGGACATTTTTAGTTGCTTTGGTAATTCTCAAAGAACTTCCACCATTTGTCCAAAAATCTAATTCATTAGCGTTTAAATAAATTCTATTTGAGTTGTTGTCTTCAGTTAAATAACCATACATAAAACAAGTTGAAAGTGTAGAAATTCCACTTGCTTGTACACTGGTTGTTTTTACTGCTCCATTAACTTCCAACTTTTGTGTTGGTGTTGTTGTTCCAATTCCTAATCTTCCATTGGTATTGTCCCAAAAGAAATTAGCACTCTCCTGCAACACATTACCCGTCCCTTCGAATAACACTCTGCCAACAGTTCCGCTTGTGATAGGTGTAGTGCCTACCGTTAAGCCTGTTGCTATTGTGAATGTTCTATTCGCGCTTAAGTCTTGCGTTGTGCCGTTGATCGTTAGCGTTCGCGTTTCGGGTACTGGAGTGTAACCTAAAGCCGTTGCAACCGTCTTGTTTTTCCAAAGGCTTGTTGAACTTTCGTAAGTCAAGACATTGTTGTTTACAGGAGTGTCAATGTACACGTTGTGCAACTCATCAAGTTCCCAACCGTTCATCACCTTCACATAAATCTTTCCGTGAATAGCGTGAGCGTATTCAACATACCCCACGACAACGATGTGTCCCGTCGCACCTGTTGGCTTTACATTCGTCAACGCACCCGCTGTTGTTGGAGACAAGTAAAGCACATCTCCATCTGCCCACGTTTCGCCTTGCAATGAACCTGTTGTGTTAATCTCCTCAAGATTTCCAACAGTCATTATGAAGCCTTCTTGATTCGTTGCTATCGTCTCAGTAACTACACCTATTGTATCCGCGCTATTCGTGTCGTTGTTTGCTTGTGCAAGTGCTACTGCTAAACGCTGACCTTGAGCACCGCTGATTCTTACCGCTTGATAAGCAGCTTTTGTAAGCGTCGTGTTTGGTGTTACTTTGTTCACTACGCGAGCAACCAAATCAACCCCATTCTTTAAGATAACAGAACCGCCTTTTAAAGTAGTCTCTGAACTACCTATTGTATCGTTCCAACGCGTTGTTCCAACCGCTGCCGTTCCTGTTGGAGATGTATCTAAAGACAATTGCCCTGCCTTTAATTCGAACTCGCCTAAGTCAACGTTGCCTGTTGCTCCTGTGTATGGTACTTTGTTTGTCTCTAAATCTGTAACGTCAGTCTGTAGTGCTGCGATATCATCTACTATAGAAATGATTGTAGCGCATTCAGGTAAGGTCTCGCAAGTGAGGCCCACATTATCTACAATAGCATACCATCCTTTTACTCCACTGCTATTAGTACCATAGTAATAAGAGTTACCCGGTGCTTCTACGTCTCCATCTAAGCTAACGAATACCCCATTCTGATCTAAACTCTCAATGAATTGAAGTGCTCCCCATCCATCACTGCCCGAATCAGTTGGAGTGTTGTAGTTCCAACTCGCAGGAATGCTACACGCTGACCAATCGTAATCTAAGTTCAGCTCAATTGTTCCTGTCACACCGGTTAATGTGTGAGTGTATTGCTCAACAAATGGCTCAGAGTTTACAGGGCGAGTAAGCACAGCATCAGTGCCGAACATATTACCCAAATAAATCTCGTTAATTAAATCTTGAAAGATTAACGAGCAGTCAGTAATTGATTCTGCCTGATATCCTGTCTTATCTTCCTTATCTCTTGGAAGGTCAGAGATGAATATCTCGAACTGAAACGAACGAGTACCTGGCGAGTAGTTAATAGCGCGAGGCTTAACGTGCAGCCACGGCCATTCTGCCTCTTTCTCTAAATCGGCTTGGCTAATCTCACCATGCGTAAACCTACGCAGTTGGAAATGCCCTGCTGCGAACTGTCTAAACCTATCTACTATTACGTTGTATGTGTAGTTAATTGTGCTCATATCTTTATAGTGGAAATTAAGTTAGCTTTTGTTGCATGCTGTTAGCGTAGTCCATCGCATAGGTCAAATGGGTGAATATTGTTGAAGCTCTCGTCTTAGTTATGGCATCAAACTTAGTTACATCCCTCTCTGCCATCTCTTCGATTACGTGCCACCACTGATAGACTGATGCTAATGTTTCACCTCGTCTGCTAACTGACTGATCTCCCTCTTCAGCCTCTCCAGCTCCTGCTCTAAATATTCGGGTGTATTGCTCACTAAATCGTTTTTGAGTGTCGAAAAAAAAAGCAGCGCAGCATTTACGTTGGCTAAGTTGAGCTTCCTCATCTGAGGCGCATACTTAAGGTGCACATCACTGTCATATTCCTCTATCTTATACTGCTGATTAATCTCAGCTGTAACAGGTCTATAGAGGATGCACATAAGCTCAGGCAGTTGGTGAGGGAAGTTCTTACTCAGCTCAGATAAATCTAACCACTCTCCAAAGGTCATAGATTTAAGGTTAGGATGAAAGCCGAATTTAATACCGTCTATCTCTATAAACTGCTTAAATACCTTCTCATCATTCTTAAGCCCTTCAGCATAGGCTTTAACTATCTTCTCAATAGTAGCCATATCAATCTTTCTGATATCGTCTCGCTTTAAGCCTGTGATGGCTTGTATCTGTGAGATAGTATCTTCACCTGCCGCCATGAAGTCTACGTAAGTTCCGAGCGTTTGATCACTGTACTTAGTGCTTATTATCTTGTCGCTCATATGTTTGTGCCATCTATAGTTATGTTAATGCTCTTAATCTCTGTGCTCAGCTCTTGGCGCTCTATGTACCCTCTCTGCTTACCTTGAGTCTTTAAGTAGAAGATAACTGCTGATGTGTTAGGAGCATCCTTAATAGTTACTACCTCACCATCGTGAGTTAAGGCCTGGCGCTCTGCTCCTTCCATTAGCTTCTTGAGTTGAGATTCTGCGAAGTCTAAAGCTACGTTCTTAAGTGAAGCTACAGCTGCACTATACTCAGCATCATCTTTGAGCCATTCGTAATGAGTCTTGCGTGCTATGCCTATCTTCTCTGCTGCCTCAGTTACGTTACCAAGTGTAGACGTAAGTGCCTGAAGCATAGCATCTTTTTTGAGAGTAACATTTTGTCCTTTGTCTTCCTCCATTACGCTAACTTATTCTTAAAATGTGTTATTAACTGCTCCATCTTAGAGTCATAGTATTTAGCAAAGGTAGTAAATCCTTCGTTATCAGCTTCATAAACTCTAAACATTATACCTCTTAATCTTTGAGATGGTTTCTTAAGTGTATCTTCTAACTCAGTTTTAAGCGACTCAATAGCATCTATCTCTTCACGTTGAAAGTTCTCTTCCTTAAATGCAAGATATCCAAACTGATTTGCTGTACCGAACAGTTCAGCAGCTTGTGCAGGTGTGAGCTGATTAGTTCCAAAGGTAAGCTTAAGAGTCTTATCCTTTCTTGTGCCTACTGATTCAAGCTGTGCTGGTATTAATATCATAAATTTAGATTACAATCGAAAAAAACTATAATAATTTTGGATTACGATCCGCAATAAAGGCAAGCCTCATCCTCTCCACCTTCACCTGCATTTAAGATGCGCTCACATTCTTTATCAACCTGCTCTTCACTCCAGTTAGGATTAAACATTTTCACTTGTGCCTTCAAAAAGTTATAGCTATTGTCACTCATTTATATTAATCTTTATTAGTTATAACTATTAGTGTAATTAACTATAAGCT